ACGCTGATCTCTTATGGTTCGAAACTAGTACACCTGATATTGCACAGGCTAAGAAATTCGCCGATGCTATACATGCTGAGTTTCCAGACCAAATGTTGGCTTATAATTGCAGTCCTAGTTTTAATTGGCGCAAGTTTTTATCTGTAGAAGAGTGTGAAACATTCCAGCGTGAGCTAGGCGAGCTTGGTTATAAGTTCCAATTTATTACACTAGCAGGTTTCCACTCAGTTAACTTAGCAACATTTGAACTAGCAGAAGCATACAAGGCACGTGGTATGGCTGGTTACAGTGAAATGCAACAACGTGAGTTTGCCGCACAAGAACGTGGCTTTACAACTGTTAAACATCAACGTGAAGTTGGCGTTGGCTACTTTGATTTAATTAGCGAAGCAGTTGGGGCAACGAGTACTGTAGCAAACAAACACTCAACGGAGGCGGATCAATTCCATTAATATGCTTATTATAATCTATACCTTGGTGATGGTACAAATCACTATTGCTTGTGTTACTTTGTATTTGCATCGTAGTCAAGCACACAGAGCAGTATCATTTCATCCAGTGGTTAGTCATTTCATGCGTTTATGGTTATGGTTAACAACAGGTATGAACACTAAGGAATGGGTTGCAGTTCATCGCAAGCACCATCAAGCAAGTGACACAGCGACGGATCCACATAGTCCTAAAATATATGGTATCTGGCGTGTACTGTTTGGTGGTGCATTTCTTTATGTTAAAGCAAAGAATGATCCTGAAGTTATAAAGTTAGGTATTGGAACACCTAACGATTGGATAGAAAATAAAGTTTACACTCCCCACCCCTTTGCAGGGATTCTATTGATGTTGGTCATTGACCTTGTTCTTTTTGGCCTTGCTGGGTTTATAGTGTGGGGAGTTCAGATGCTTTGGATTCCGTTTTGGGCTGCTGGAGTTATTAACGGCCTTGCACATTGGATAGGATATAGGAATTATGATACAAAAGACACTTCTCGTAATCTTGGGCCTTTTGGTGTTTGGATTGGTGGTGAAGAACTTCATAATAATCACCACGGAGACGGTGCAAGTCCTAAATTCAGCACTAAGTGGTACGAAGTAGATATCGGCTGGATTTATATTAAAACGTTAGAATTTTTTAAATTAGCAACTATTAGAACTTAGTTGCAATAAATTCTGCTTCAGGAATACGTGTGTGGGTATTTTTACTACCTAACACAATTACAATTCTGCGACCAATATCAGTATCTAACATCATCGCAATACAACCTCCACTGGCTCTTATGTAGCCAGTTTTGCTGACTATAAAGTCGTGACGTTTTCCAATGATAGGATTAGTGTTATTAAATATCAACCATTTTTTACGCATTTTAATTTTTACATGAGGTGTGCTGGCCGATTTAACAATTTCAGGATAGGTCTTAGCAACTATAACTTGTTTAACTAAATCAGTTGCGGTGCTTACATTAAACACTCCTAAGCCAGTTGGGTCTACATACTTTGTATCGTGCATACCAATAGAGTGTGCTTTTGCATTCATAGCTCTAACACAGGCAACTTTGCCGTTAGGAAAATGTTCGCACAAGAGTTCTGCAGCTTTATTATCGCTATGCACAAGTGCTAACTGCAATGCTTCGCCCCGTGTGTATTTGCCAATACGTTCATCTAGATCTTGATGAGCATCTAACACAACCATTGCAGTCATTAATTTTGTAATACTAGCTATACTGCGAATTTCAGTTATGTTGTCACTTTGAATAACGTTGCCGGATTCATCGGCCACGAGCCAGCTTTGAGCGGTGATAGGCAAAGGTTTGGAGCTGGTGGCATTTGTTTGCCCGCTATAAAAAACGGAAAGTAATACCAATATAGAAAAGATTCTACCCATAGATCTATTGTACGCTCTAGTATAAATTCTGTCAAATTATTTTTCATGTGCGATAAACTCGCCATTCCAATCATCGCCTAGATCTTGTTGTTTCATAAAGTCACAACGCTCGATCCACATTTTATAGTACTTGTCCATTTGTCCGTTAAATGAACCTTTCATTTCATCACAGAGTATTTTGGCTGCATCAAATTGTTTGAGCTTATACAATTCGTGCATCTTATTGTGTGTTATACGAGACTTGTTATATTCTTTAACATCGCCTTTGATGCGTAATGCTGTATAGATACTATCAGCAACAGTCTTACCTTTTGGCTGTAAGTTATCCAAATACAAGTAAAAGAAATCATCTTTACTACGGTTATATGTTTCAGCACCAATAATACATAGCACACCATATGCTTTACAACGTGCCTCTAAACGTGCCGCAGTACTAACCATGTCACCTAAGATGTCATAGCTGTGTCGTTCTGTTGAACCCATTTCACCAATAAATCCAATACCACTATTACAACCCCAACCCATTGCTGCTGGAGGTAAACCTTGTGCTTCCATTATCTTAGTGTATTCATCTACAGCATCTAACATTTCTAAGCCAACACGCACAATAGTTTTAGCATGGTCTGGATCATCAATAGGCGCACCATGAATGTGCATACTTGCGTCACCTACATACTTGATAACCATACCTTTGTTTTCAAGCATAGGCTTACTGATAGCATCCATGTAGCCGTTCATGTATTTGCCAAGTCCAGCAACATCATCACCGTAGTGTTCGCCAATTGGTGTAAAGCCGCGTAAGTCACTAAACATAACACTAACATCTTTCCTTACACCACGCTTAATTAAATCGGGATCTTTTTGTAACATTTCCACAACTTCTTTTGAGCAATATCCTGCAAACTGTTTCTTTATGGCTTGCTTTTGTAAGAATTCGCTGACAAACTTGACACCGTAGGCATGCAGAGCGACCAAGAGTAGGCCAACTCCAATGGCAGTAGCGTCAAATAACCATAGATAGAGATCGTACATAACCCAACTGCCAACAGCAGAGCCGCCAATGATAATAATAGTCGATGCCAAACCTGCATATACATACCTCGTTAAGAAAATTAATAAAATGCCGGCAACAAGTAATGTTATAATTTCAACACCATCTGCATAGTCTGGTCTTTGAATGTTAACTTGATTAGCCATTGTAGCAATAACAGCCGCTTGCATTTCTTGTGGCCAAACACTTCCAATACTAGTTGGTACAGGGTTCCCTAGTCCAGCGGCCGCAGTTCCTACAATGACAATAGCACCACCAAAGTCTTTTGGAAGATTAGCCATAGAAACTGAACGAGATTTTTGACTCCAGTCAACCCATACTCGACCTAAACTGTCTGTTGGAATTATTCCAATGTCTCCAGGTAATCTCATTTTTTCAACGCCACCTTCAAACAGTTTAACTTGGAATGTTGAATTAGCTGTTGCAACTCTCATTGTTTCCATTGCAAGACTTGGATATAATTTACCATCAACTGTAACAATTAAAGGCAATCGACGATTAACACCATCAACTTCTGGCAATGTGTTTGTAGTTCCTACACCAGCTGCAGCATTTTCTAATCTAGGAATGTTAGCAATTAATCCAGGATAAGTTACAATTTGATCTAACCATTCTGGATTAAGTACGGCACTACCTGGAACTTTTGGTGTATTTTTTGTCTTTTGTGCTGGGGTATTAGGCAGAACTACAGGATAGTGTTTTAATATCTGTTCTAGAGCTTTGTCTCCTCCTTGTCTGTCTGCTTCTGGCATTAAGACATTCCATACTACTAGTCCAGCTTTGCGAGCATATAGATCTTCAATCATATCTGCATAGACTTCTCTGTTAAACGGCCACTGTCCGTATTTGGCCATAGTATCTTCGTCTATGTTTACAGTATAGATATTATTTTCTACTGCTGGTTTACTTGTTATTAGTGTGTCAAAGTAACGTAATCGTACACTTTCTACAAATGTTGGATCAGATATTCTTAATCCTAGAATTAAGGCTAGTGTTAATAGTGCTGTCCATGGACTAACTAATATTTTTTTAACGTGGAATTGCGGCAGCTTTGGCAGGGAGATCTTCATCGTCTTTGTATCCTAAACTTGTAGCACCTGATTTCTCTTGTGCTGTCATTGATTTACATTTACCTGCAACAATCATCTCACAAGGAGGTGGTGCCATTACAGGCCTTTCAATAGTAACAATTTTAGGGCCTGCACAGCCTGCCAGTAAAATTGCTGATAATATTGATACTTTTTTAAGCATTCAATATTTATCTAGAAATTTTAGGTTTGATAATCTGGAATTTCTTTAGAACCGTCGCCTGTGCCCAGTATACAGGCGATTTCTGAAGTGAATTGTATAAAAGTCCAGCTTCTTGTTTGTTTATTGATGAAAAGGCTGTACCTTGTGTCGTCAAGAGCGTCCTTTCCTGTCCAAATAGGAATTTCTTGATAGTTTTCGTTCAGTGCTTCTATGATAGTTTTAACTTTATCGCAAATTACAGGCTTACGACTTTGAAACACTTGGGCGTTGGCTATAGAGCTTGTAAGGCATAATAGGAACACCAATGCTAATATACGCATGGCCTACTCCTTAAAACTATATTTATTGACGCACTACAGTTGTGCATCCTGCTGGATTTGCACAACTTTGAATGATGCTGAAAGATTTGCCGCCGGTTTGCTGTAAATCAACACTAGCAGGACCGCCTGCGTTAGTTAAATCTATAACAGCATTGTTAGCAGTATTACCAGATTGTGTAACTGTTGCTGAGTTATGATTGCCTGTTAGAGTAATATCGGCAAAGTGTCCTGCTGAACCAGATTGATTAGTTGTAACAGTATTAATGTCACCAGTTGCACGACTAAACAGTATATGGTTACCTGTTCCTGTTTGTGTATGATTCACAGTATTACCATTACCTTGAATTTTAGTTTCAGCGTAGTTTGGTCCGCCTGAAGTATTTGATTGATTAGTAGTAACATTGTTTCCCCATCCTGGAATTTCTTGTTTTAAATAGTTGCGGCCGGTTTGTGTATTGTTAACAACGTTATTGTTGCCATCTAATGTAAACTCAATTTTATTCTTGTCACCTATTTGTGTAATTGTTACATTATTGTTAGTACCGTATGATTGTGTAATATACAATTCGTTATTATAAGATTGTGTTCCATTATTCCAAGTATTGACTCTTGCTTGTTTAATATTGATATCTGGAGGTGGCACATAAGAACTTCCGCTACCAATAGTTTCTTGTCCTGTGCCATTGGTCATTGTAATGGTTCCGCCTTCAATGGATGGTCCTAGAACAACTGTAGTTCCGCTTACATTAACAACACTACTATTAGAATAAACTACTCCTGTAGTATCAATTGTTGCTGAAGCAATAGTACCTGTTGTAAAAGCTGAGTTTCCAACTTGTTTGACTCCATCTCCATAGTCCCAAAAGAACCTGTGGCCAACACCGCCTTCAACGTTCCAATACCATGCTTCTAAATTATAACTTTGTCCGGCAACAACATCCATCCAACCGTTACCGTTGTAGTTGTTACCTATTGCTTGCCATTGGTATGTAGTACTGTTATTAATAATAGTGCTGCCATTAATACGTAATACAAATCCGTCGTCTGTTTGATTGTAAAAATATAATCTATAAACTGTGCCAGCAGGATGTGCGGCAGTAATAGGAGCAGTAATTGTTCCAGTATATCTTATAACAGTACCTTCGTTGTATCCTAATAGACTTCCATCGTTATTTGGAAGTCTAGCATTAGTTTGCAAAAACATTCCGTTGGTAGTTACTCCACTGTTTACAGTATTTCCATAATCAGCTGCGTTGGTACTTGGTACATGGAAACTAAAAGGAATAGCTATACATCCTAAGAATCCGCAACTATAGTTTCTGTAATCGTATCTCCATACTTGGAAATTTAATCCCTGTTGTACAGTTTGTGTAGTCGTAACAACCGCACCGTTTGATTCAATGGTAGTTCCTGCTACGCCCGATGTTGTTACTGTATTAATAGGAGTTGTATAAGTTGTTAACGTATTACCAACAATTTTGTTAGTTGTAACTGTCGAAGCAACTTTAGTTTGATATAGAGATTCTGTACCATTGCTAGTAGTTGTTGTACCGTCACTCCAAGTTGTTGTTGTTACAGGTGTACGATATATTGTTGTTGTATTACCGTTTACTACTGTTCTTGTTGTATATGTAACTGATGTACCTGTTACAGTTGGTGCTGGAGCTGCACCTGCTGTTGCGCCTGTACCGGCATTTGTTACTGTCATGGTGTTGTTATAACCACCTGCTGTTCCACTAGTAGTACCACCTGTAGCACTTGGTCCACCACCGTTAGCGTTAGCAACTAGACCAACTGTGCTAGATCCAGGAACACCATCGCTGTTAACAATACAAGCATTTGATCCACCCCAAGCACCTTGACACGCACCAAAACCCGGACTGCTTGTCCAACCCTGTGCTGTTATGCCGTTATAAGGACCAAATTCTGGGTTATACAATAAGTTGCCGCCGCCATTAAGTTGTAGTGTAGGAGCACGATACCAAGGACCATAGTCACCTGCCCAATAGCTTCCATCGATACCGTACATATAAACTTTAGCATAAGCAACAGTTGCGGCTTCTGCTGAAGTTAGTGTTGAACTAATAGTTAACGTTGTCCAAGGTACTGCTGTGTCAATACATGGGTTACCGCAGACAGCGTTAGGGTTTGGTAAGTTAGCATTATATGTTGAATTTGCACTTTTTACTAACGATCCACCGGCAGTATAGAATTCAATCTTTACGTTGGCTGTATCACTTTGGCCAGCACGGCCGCCACCATTGTGTGCTAACACACTCATAGTGAATGTTCCACCTTGTTGCATATTACTATCAAATACTACATATTGACTAATAGTCGTAGTAACGTAAGCAGTTGCAATAGCATTGTATTCTACTGCTTGGCTATGTGCGCTTAGGCAAAATGATAAACCAAATAAAAATTGAAGTACACGTTTTATCATCTTTGTATTAAGGTAATAGTTGTATTACCTCCTTGATTAACACGATTTTTAAATTCTAAACTACCTTGTGTTTGATAAATCGTACTGTTTTGTGTTAATGGCGTTTTGACACATTGAATATCAGCGCCGTTATCTCGACATAATTCAACACTTAGATCGTCTTTGTAAGCAACGATTCCGCTAGATTTTTTATAATCAGGTAATACAGGATCTACAGGATCTAAAAACTTTTGATCTAGTATGTTGCCAATAATGTCAAACAAACTAGCTAGAAAATTATTGTCTAAAAAATTCTTTGCTAGTTTGTCGTCATACATTTGATTTGCCTGCATGTCTAAATAATTCTCTAAACCTTTTTCTTTCAAAAAATCAAAATCAAGAGCGTTAAATGTTCGACGTTGTTCATCTACTGCACGTTTGACTTCTGCTGGCGGACTTACAATTAACAAATTACTAATAGCCATTTCGCTTAGTTGTAATACCTTAGGAGGAGTAGGTGGCTGTGTTCTACTCATAACTTTAGTAACTTGGAATGGCTGATTGAGTATTACAGTTCCAACGTCGTTAGTAACTTCAATACTGCCGGTTTTACAGTTTGATTCAATATCTTTTACTGTACGGGTTGGACGATCATTAGGGCAACTAGGTAAAAGAATAATAGTGCTTTCGCCAAGTTCATCAACTGTGGCTGTAAAATCTGTTCCACGTACTGCTACAGTTGCGCTAGGTGTGTTTAGTGCAACATTTTGTGGACTGTTTTTTGCAATTTGTCCAGATGCGTATCGTACTGTGCCAAGCGCAATCTTAGCACCTAATTTGCCACTTTTGCTCTTAGGGTCATAGACAAAATCATCAATGACTAGTTTACTATTTTCGTTTACTTGAACTTTAGTATCGTCTTCAAACGTTATCCCTACTTTCCCTTGAGCTGTTTTGATGGCATCGTTCATCTCTACTCCAGTCCCTTTCGACGCCGTTAGTGTCGAATTCTGTCTCTGGATACTTGGTGGAGTATTTATAAGTTCCGTCACTTTGCCTATCGCCGCGTTTGTGTTCGACGATATACCTAGCAACGGAACGCATAGTATTGCCATCCATAATTTCATGGAGCCCTCTTAGTTTTTCTGTAAAATAGTATAAGTGTTACTACTTCCCGATACGGCAAGATTTGTTAAGTTACTTACAGTACCTTGTTGTGTAATACCAATAGTATTAGTGCTACCTGTTACTGATAGTGTTGCATGATGACCAGTTCCACTGCCGCCTGTTTGCGACAATGTTATACCGTTTCCACTTCCAACTACAGTGATACTAGCATAGTGATCATATAATCCAGTTTGAGTTACATCAGTTGTGTTACCTGAGCCAGTGATATCAACAATGGCTTGCGCTCCGTTAACACCATATGCACTTTGAATAATACTAGTTGTATTAGTTGCTCCTGATGTAGTTAAACTAACTTGACCTTTATTTCCAGTCATATTAAGTGTAGTTGTGTTACCACCGCCACCTGTCTGACTAACAGTTGCTACGGTATCATCTGCGTTAATTGTACCAGTGAATGTATTATTAGCACCGCCACTTGTTCCTACTGTTAATTGATTACTAGTTCCAGTCATATTAAGTGTTGTAGTTGCACCACCACCACTTTGAATGAAACTAACTACGTTACCACTGGCTGTGCCTGTTCCATTATTATTAATATTGATGTAACCTGTGTTGCCACCACCACTTACTTGGTAATTTAAGTTTACACCGATATTAGCATAGTTAGATACTGTTCCACCTTGAGTTGAATTAACACCCAAAGACAGTACGTTGGTTGCTCCAGTTTGTTCGATATTAATTGTCTGAGCAGAGCCAGTTAATTTAGCCGGATCAGTAGTGCCTCCAGCAGAACCGTTAGTTAAAATTCCTTTTACTTTATTTCCAGAACCATCTTGTGTCATAGTAATGGTACTGTTGTCGCCAGACTGATCAATATAAATGCTGTTGTCAGCCGCCATGCCCAATGTTGTCATTGCAGACAACACCAGAATTGTGAGTAATTTTCTCGACAACCCACCAGCGCCTTTTATACTTTTGTCCATCTTTTTCTAATGTTGGTTTATCGATTTCGCCAACAAGTTCCTTGGTCAGTGACCTGTTATAGTTATTACTGCTTTACTTCTTCAATTTTTTCAATTCGGATCCATCCTCCTCGATTAGTTCCGTCTTCTGTTTTTACTCTTACCCAACCCTCACTCCCGGGTTGTAATACACTTAATGTTGTGCCTTTTGCTACCCACCATTTTCTTGTACTTTTTTCATCTTGTTCTGAGTGTAAGAAAGCATTGTCTTTTAATTGTCTATTGCCAAATAAGGCTACGGGTTCTTTCTTTACTTCGGTGGTGGCACTGGGTGCGGCTTCTGTTTTGGTTTCGGATGAGGTTTGCGGTTGAACCACGACATCTGTTTTCTCCTCTTCTTTAACTGGTTGTTTAATTTCGCTACTAATTACCGGAGCAGAAGATACAGGTGCAGGAGTAATTGTAACTGGAGGGAGATCTTTCACCTCTGGTTTATAATCCCAAATTCCTTTACGCTGTCCTTCTTTAACTAACTCAACAACTGCCATTTCTACTGTTGCCTTTACTGCATAAGTTCCTGGTTCGTTAATTGTTAAACCAGCTTCTGCTTCAAATGCCTTTGTGCCTGCGTCAAAAAATCTTAGTGCAGATACGCTGTCTGCTGAACTCAAGATAGTTTTTTGAACAGTAACAGTAGCTAAAACTTTACCTGTGTTTACGCTGACTGCTCGTAAACTGACTGTCACTGTGTCTGTTGACCATTGTGTTTGTTTTCCAATACCAAAAATACGTTGGCCGATGCCGCCGCTTGTAGTACTTTGATCGTAACCTACAATTCCGCCTTCTAAAATAATACCAGCAAACTGCATTGGCATTAATGGTTTAGCATCTTTACCTTCATATGCTTCGCGCATTTGACGAATAATTAAACGTTCTTTAGTTAAGTTATCAATACCTACACGTTCAACAACATCGAACCATTGTCCTTTACCTACGTTTTGTAGAGCTTGAATTAAAAACGTTTCTGCGCCTTGTGTAACTGCTGTGCTTAAACTAGCTATGTTAGCTTGAGGGCGGCGTTGTCCAGTTTTATCTTGGAAACTGTAAACTGCTACACTAATTGGTTTACCAGTAGCAGGACCTGGAATAGTGTCAAATTCTTTTTTGACATTAGTCATTTGTCCTGTTACTTCAGGTGTCTTATCTAATGCTCCTGTGCTTTGCATAACAGCACAACCAGAAAGCATACTTAAAATTGCTAGGGCTATAAATGTCTTTTTCATGATTTAATTCCCTGGCATTTGGAATGAGCTTAGTGGCACATAAACACAACTCATACCAGTGTCTGTACACGAAGCTGAACTTGGGTTAGTTGCAGTAGGATCTGCAATTTTTAACATAATGCAATAGCCATATGCTGTAGAGCAATTAGCATCATTTGCACTACTAACTCTTCCCCAACTAATATAGTTGCCTTGGAAGTCAATATTTCCTGAGCAATTTGTGTTTGTTGATGACGTGCAATTATTATTTGCAAACATAGCAGTAGCTACGTTTTGACTTATTTGTGCATAGATACGTGATTCTAAGTTGCTAACAAACTTATATAAATTTGTATTCTTTTTGTCTGCAGCAGCTTTATCAATTTCAGCCTGTAGTTTATCAGCACGTTCTTTTTCACGTGTTCTTTCTTGATTTTCTACAGTTAAAACATGACTACTATAACCTACACCATTAAAAGCAGGACTCTTAAATTGATAATCGCTAAGAGGTGCTGCTGTTGCAATTAAAGGCAATAGTAGTGTGATTATTCCTAATTTTGTTTTGGACATTGGTTCGCTCCCGGTATCCTGTATTATATTTACAGTAACGGAAACGAAAATTAAACGCTGAGTTTAATCTAGATTAAACTTCTTCAGGTTCTGTTTCTTTTGGAGGAACAAACGGTGTATATAAACGTTTTGCTTGAGGAACTTCCCTCGGTTTAATGACTGTTTTTACTAGTTGTGGGAACTGTTGTTCTAATTCTGCAATAACTTGATCTGTCGGAACACCTGCCAATTTCATTTCATATGCAGCATTAGCCATTTTTTGAATAACACGTTGATCTTTGACATTACGTAAATTTGCAAATTTTGTAGCCCAACTTACAAATGCAGCTTTTTGTTGAGCAATAAACTCAGGTGTTTGTTTCTTTGGCAATTTCGCTTTATCAGCTCTTAATGCCTTTTCTAGGCCTGGTGCAACAACATCAGTTCCGTAAGTTCTTGGATTGATTTCAATTTGTGGGTAAACTGTTCTTGCAGGATTTGCACCGCTTAGATAAATGGTTTGTGCGTGTAATCTTAAACCTTTTGATCCTAAATCTTCTGCCTTAGTATACCAAACAAATGTGCCTGCACCTAAATCAATATATAAAACACCATCGTCGTGTTTTCTAGCCATATAGTAATTAAATGTGGCTTGACTATATGCCTGTAATGCTCCATTGACGTCACCAGATTCGATTGATGATAAAACAGTATTAATATTTTTCATCAATCGTTGTCTATATTCTGGACGAGGTGGGCGATATCCTTCTTTAGTTGAATCGCCCCAGTTTCCAAAAATTTGTTTAATATTGTATCGTATCAAACCCAATAATGTACTAGATTCATCGGGACTTGCTGCTTTAACTAGTTCAATTGCAGTTGTCAAACTTAAACCGCTGTCGCCTAACCCTTTTTTAGCTTGATTAGATAACAGACCTTTTGACCCTAATTTTTTTATTAAAGCAGATGCAAATGCGTTGAGTTTTTTAGATCCTTCTGCGTAATCTGCTGTAGGGCGAACTTCTTGATCACCAAAACGAGCAGAACTTTTCTTAAGAGAACCTTTTTTGTCTGGAGCAGTATCCGATGTTTTAACTTCAACAGATAATGTCTTCCCGCCATATTTGACTAATAAATCTCCCTTGGTGCTCTCTGGTTTGTTAATTCTTTTACTTAACACACTTAGGCCAAATTCTCCCTTACCATGTCCTAGTGCCATAACTCTCATTAATTCATCGACTAATTCTTGAATTAACGGATTAGTATCGTAACCTGCAAAAACTTCAGAAAAGCCTACACGATCTCCTTCTAACATTTTGTCAAGATTTACAAGTTTATCAGCCCTCCATAAACTATAAAGTTCATTGCGTTGTTCAGGAGTGGCATCAATGCTTATGATATAACGAGCTAATAGTTGTTGTGCAGCATTTACAGTTGGATCGCCGATACTTTTAAGGTCTTTATTGATCAACCCTACTCTTCCGCCGGCATTAACATCTCTTAGTAAATCTTCAATTTCTCTTAGAGTCTTTACTGTGCCTTCGTCCGCTGGTAATTGTTTAATTTTTCCAGCTAGGGCATTTTTTAAGTCGGCAATGGCATCTGCTGCCATCTCAAAAATAGGGGTAAGAATTTTAATATCAGAAAATCGCATAGTAACAATATTTATGCTATTTCTGGGAAGAGGCAGTCCTGTATGAAAACACGTACATCGTCTTCGTTTAGCCCTAAACTAGCCATAACACGCGGTGTATGTGGATTTTGTTTTTGATTATCGCAATAGTAATTTTGATATGTAGTGGTATCTAATGCTGTATTATTAGTTTCCGCTACTGTTTCTAAGTAGTGTGCCAGGGTATCCCTAGCCATTTGTGTAATTTGTTCTAATTCTGTTTCATCTTGCACATTGCCTGCTGCTACCATGTGCGGGCTAAAAATGCGTTTTGCCCAGTCCGGAAGTTCACGTTCTCTGCGCCATTCTAGTCGCTTGACATATTCACCAAACCAATCCATCATAGGATGAAACTGATCGCCAGCGGCACTATAATCGTGAAAACAACCAGTCATTTTGTTTTTGCCAGCTACAACATCAAAGCCGTATATAGGAGCAGGATTGTGTATGTGTGGGAAGATACAACAATGCATCATCCACAGGCCTTTAGTTTCACGAGCATCTACGACATCAACGTGAGCACGGCGATAATCATTACTGGTCCAAACGCGATTGATCCAACCAGGCTGATTAAACCTATCCATTCCAGGTTCAAATATTTCTTTACCTGTAGCATCAAAACTTTCCTCTAATAGATGTTGAATATCTATCAGTGTATCCCATACTTTACTCATAGTCTTTGGCTACATCCATCAACTGTTCAAATAGTGTTGTAGCAAAATCAAAGCAAACTTTTGCTTCGTCGGCCATGCTGTCGTCAAGTTTGGTTCTAATAGCATTTTTAATTTCTTCTGTGTCGCCATTAAATTGATAAAACTTACCACTACCTGGTACACGTTTACTAATCATTTGTCCGCCACTTAGATCACCCATGTGACGAACATAAATGTGTGCCATTAGTTTATGTGGGTCTTCTTTTATGCTTAAGATGTATTTTATGTAGTCGTTAACAACTGGACAAATTTTAGGTTGTTCTGTATTGTCTCTTCCCCACAGTTCAATAAAATCTTCAAGAATTGCAGGTGCTCTACGTATATCAGGGATGCCGTGCAATAACTGATGAGGCATAGCACAAGCCTCTAGCACTTCATACATTGGGTGTTGATTTTTAAGATATGTTGCGTATAACTTAGGATTAATATTTCCCGAAAATAACAACTTAACAAACGGTCTAGTCTCTGCTCTTCGATGCTGTTCGTGTGTGGCTTCTTTTAAACTCATTCTTCCTCCAGTTTGATTTGGAGAGGAAATCCATTAGTACGTGCCTGTTGTGTGGCTTCAACTGCTTTGGCCTCTGCAATTTCAAAACTGTAAACACCAGCGATTCCGCTTCCTGTTTCATGAACTTCTAACATGATTTCTTTTGCGGTTTCTGGAGTATGTTTGAATATTTCAACTAAAATTGAAATTACAAATTCCATAGGAGTTGAGTCGTCGTTAAGCAAAATAACTTTCCAACGCTTTGGCTCTTGAATAGTTACTTTGATTTTTTCATCTAGTTGAATATCAGTACTAGGCATTTCGTTCTCTTTCAAAGTTGGGGGAGTTTCCTCCCCCGGTTGCTGTTATTTAATTTCAATTACACGAGGCTTCAGTGCTTCTGGAATGATACGCTCAATTTGAATCTTAAGCATACCGTCTTTAACTTCAGCACCTCTTACTTCCATGTATTCTGCTAGTGTAAAATGTTGTTCAAAATCTCTAGCAGCTAACCCGCGATGTAAATATTCCTTGTCTTCGTCGCTGGACTTTTTACCTGTAATTTTTAGTTGATCTTGATCAACTTCTACAGTGATTTCTTCTTTACTAAATCCTGCTACTGCAACTTCAATACCGTAATGTGTTTCATCATACTTTACAATATTGTGTGGAGGATAATTTCCATTTTGGCTTCCTTGAAAGAATCGATCGTTGAAGTAACGATCAAAACCAACTAGGGCTCTGTTTAATTGGGCTAGTGCCGCTGTATCAATAGTTCTTAATTGTGTCATTTTAGATCTCCTTTATTAAGCAAGAACTTTGTAGGGCCCGACTATCGGCACCCTACAGTTTTATTATAAGACGATTAGTCTTTTTTATCAACCTCTTTGAACTCCGCATCTACGGTTTGTTCGCCCTGTGGTTGAGCAGGGTTTTGAGCGGCAGATTCAGCGGCTTGTTTCTTAGCCATAACTGGACCTGCTGCTTCAAAAAGTTTACCAACAGCTTCGTTAATCTTTTCTTTGTCATCACTAGACATAGCTTCATTCAACGATGTCTTGGCTGTTTCGTAAGCTGACTTTTCTTCGTCAGTTAATTGATCCTTGTAAGTTTCAAAGTCTTTATTAACTGAATGGCTTGCAGCTTCTGCTTGATTTTTTGCATCGATAAGTTCACGAGCTTTTTTATCTGATTCTGCATTTTCTTCTGCTTCACGAACCATACGTTGGATCTCAGCCTCGGATAGTCCACTGTCTGATTTAATAGTGATTTTATTTTCTTTACCTGTGCTTTTATCTTTAGCACTGATATTCATAATACCGTTGGCGTCAATATCAAATGTAACTTCGATTTGTGGCATTCCACGTGGAGCAGGATTAATACCATCTAACTTAAACTCGCCTAGCATCTTGTTATACTTAAACAGTTCACGTTCACCTTGTGCTACCTTGATATCTACAGCAGGCTGATTGTCTTCTGCTGTAGAAAACACTTGACTGGCTTTAGTAGGAATAGTTGTGTTCTTTTGAATTAACTTAGTGAACACACCGCCCATTGTTTCAATACCAAGTGACAATGGAGTAACGTCTAGTAATAGAACATCAGTCTTGTCGCCTGCTAGAACTGCACCTTGGATGGCGGCACCAGCGGCAACTGCTTCGTCTGGGTTAACGTCCTTACGTGGAGCCTTACCAAACAATTTTTCAACTGCTTCTTGTACCTTAGGCATACGTGTTTGACCACCAACAAGGATAACCTCGTCAATGTCGCTTGCAGATACATTAGCATCTTTCATAGCAACTTTACAAGGGTCAATTGAACGCTCAATTAGTTTCTCTACCATTGCTTCAAATTTAGCACGGGTAAGTTTGACATTTAAATGCTTAGGGCCACTTGCATCAGCGGTAATATATGGCAAGTTGATGTCTGTACTTGCAGAGCTAGACAATTCAATCTTGGCTTTTTCTGCGGCATCTTTTAGACGCTGTAGAGCCAACATGTCTTTCTTAAGATCAACACCGTTTTCTTTCTTGAATTCTTCAACTAAGTGATCCATGATAGCCTGGTCAAAGTCTTCACCGCCTAGGAATGTATCACCGTTTGTTGACAACACTTCAATCTGTTTGTCACCGTCAATGTTAGCAATTTCGATAATACTAATATCAAATGTACCACCACCTAAGTCATACACAGCAATCTTGCGATCCTTCTTAGATTCTTTATCAACACCATAAGCAAGTGCGGCCGCTGTTGGTTCGTTGATAATACGCAACACTTCTAAGCCAGCAATCTTACCTGCGTCTTTAGTTGCTTGACGTTGCTGGTCGTTAAAATATGCTGGAACTGTAATAACTGCTTTAGTGACTGATTCGCCTAGATAGTCTTCGGCAGTCTTTTTCATTTTGCGTAGAACTTCAGCACTGATTTGTGGAGGTGCTAGTTTTTCATTATTGGCTTCTACCCATGCATCACCGTTTTCTGCACGGATGATAGTGTATGGCATTAGACCAATGTCTTTTTGCACAGCCTGTTCTTCAAACTTACGTCCGATTAAACGCTTGGCTGCGTAAATTGTATTCTTGGGATTTGTGACTGCTTGACGTTTTGCTGTAGCACCAACAAGAATTTCATCTTGTGTGTAAGCAACAATTGATGGTGTTGTTCTTGCACCTTCGCTGTTTTCAATTACTTTAGCTTTACCGTTTTCTAGTACTGCTACACAGCTATTTGTTGTACCTAAGTCGATACCTATGATTTTGCTCATTTCTGTTCTCCTTTGTTAAGCAAGAATATATAAAGCCCTAACGGCGCTCTACATTCGTATTTATACTTTTTCTCTTTCAGAACTAAAAATATTTGACCAAATTTTTAGTTTTTCACGCTTGGCTTCTGCGGCTTTTTCAATATTGCTAAAACTAACAATATCAAGCTCTTGTAGGATTTCTACCATGGCTTGTAAATCGCCTAGTTCTTCTTCTAAATGTTCTCTGTTAGTTTTGGGTTTTCCGGGCTTTAAATTATCTAGTCCAAACCTACTTATTTTACTAACTGCTTGAATTACTTCTGCACATTCTTCTTGTAAAATATCCATTACTTCTTTTGTTTGTTTGTCCATGTTATCTCTCATTGCTAAAAGGTGCGAGATATTTGCCATCTCGTGTGGTGCTAGTACGCAAAGTGTTATAGACATTTTGTATACCAACTGCTTGATTCCATGCATCTTCTAATGCATGGTGTTTTAATACTGGAGGGCGATTAGGATTTATGCCAAGGTCAAATGCGGTACGCACATCACGTACTTGCCAAAAGTTCCAAGGTACTGCCTTGTTAATACGTTTGAAAACTGTTTCGCAAATCACAATGTCAAATGCCGCACCGTTTGACCAAACACGTTTTGCTCCCCAACAAAATTTATATAGCTGATTAAATGCATCGACTACATGAATGCGATTGTCGGGACTGAAGGCTTCGTCTTGTGCTTCTTTGCTTTGATTAGCCCACCATGCAATAGTGTCGTCGTTTGCAACAAGGCCGAGCTCGTGACAACTATCAACATCTACTTTGACATAAAAACTATCCATTGCTGGTTCTTCTATGTCCATACCAAAAGGATCAAACTTTACTGCTCCAATGGTAAGAATGGCGGCATCTGTGGATGTCGCCAATGTTTCTAAGTCAATCATTACATCTGTATTAGCCATTTAGTATCTTTCGTTATTATGATACTAAATTGTAACACAAGAATGTTGTAATGTCAATACATTTTCTTTGGTAATTGCTCTTTTTCGAGCTTCTTGCGCCAACGAGCTTTGGCTGCACCTTTGGCTCGTTTACGGGCTGTAGTTGGTTTTTCGTAAAATTCTTTTTTACGTAAGTCGTCCAAAATGCCTGCGTCTTCAACTTTGCGTTTGAAACGTCTTAGTGCTTGATTAATGTTTTCGTTATCTCTAACGGTAACACCAGTTCCTTTAGTCTTGTGATTCATCATCATCCTCTTGGTTGTCAGAAAATTGTTCTACGATTTGGTCCAAATCCCAAATTCTATTTTTTGAAATTAGGTTATATGGAGTTGTCTCGTCTTTAGTTATATAGTGTGCGTTGGGTTGTGCCAGCAGAAATGTGACAAACTTTTGAGTAATTACATCGCAGTTGTCGATATCTACAATAACTACATCTACTTGTTGTGCAACGCTTAACATCCAACTAATATCAGTTTCTTGTTCATCAAACATAAAAATGTTTAAATCATCAATGCTTTTACTTAAAATAGTTTGAAACTGTTGTTTAATGTAGTTTGAAGGCTTAACTAATAGATAACTCAAATTCATATTGAACAGTTTATCTGGTGGTGTTATTAGAGTTATTTTTCCTAAGTTCATATATTCTATCTGCAAATTCTTGTAGTCGTTCTGATGAATAATTAGCAAACTTTGGTCCTCGAGCTTTTGTTTCTTCAACAAATTCATACAAGGATGGGTCTGTAAATTTATCAATTATCAAATCTTGAAAACGATCAACATCATAGATTTTGTACAATTCGTCCTTGGGTCTTAGTCTACTTGCATTTATTCTTGACCAAAGTGTTCCGTCACTTTGTTCTGCATTTTGCACATACCCTGCTACGATCTGTCCTTGATCTGTATCTTGCCCGCTTCGTCCTTGGTCATATACGTCTTTTTTTTTGATTCTTCTGTTTCTTCTGCCTTAGGAAAGTCTGGTTCAATTGTTGCCTTTGTTTCTTCTTCAACTGCCTTTTCAGCTTCCTCAATCATCTTGTTCCATTGTTCTAACGGAACTGGTGTTTCTTCCTGTTTAACTTCTTCAATGCGTTCTTGTACACGCTCTTCTGCTTGTTTAAGAAAGTCGGGTTCAAGATCTATAGCTGGTTGCTCCGGCGCTGTTATATCACCTCCTGTGGCAGTCGACGGTGTTTCGCTAGGAATTTCTACAGGTTTCTGTACTGATGGGAATGGCCATAACGAACTGAATGGTGGCCAGTCAAAGTTTCTTTCTTTTGCCTCTTCTATTTCTTTCTTTTCTTCTTCTGTAGGTGGTTCACCTACATCTCTATCCAAGTCTGCTATTGTAGGATAGCTGTCTTGTGCTTTTTGTTGTCTGTACCAGCCAAAGGTCATTTGTGCAGCTAACAACATAATAACCGCTAATGGATCAAACACAATAACAATAAGAATAATAATCCAAGTTACAGCACGTTCTAAGAAGTTTTCATCTGCTCCTTTGTCACCGTAGATAAACTTGGCTATGTATTTTATTGGACCAACTTCTGCTTCCACCTTACGCACTTCTGCGGCAATGGGTGCCCGTTCTTCACTAAGTTGGGCAATAAGTTTCTGTTCGGCTGTAATCTCAGAAAGTAATCTAGTGCGTTCTTTGGCCTGCCCTCGACGTAACGCAACTGCTTTGTCGGCACCTTTTTCATCTTGACTTCGACCCATAACTTGGTCCACAGCCTCATCCATTTGTTTGAGTGCTTTGCGATTTGCATCGATGTTTTCCTTTGCTACTTTAATTTTTTCATCGTAGATAGCAATCTTACTTTGAACATCGCCACTTACTAAGTTTTGGTCGTTGTGTGCTTTAGATAAGAATCCAAAGATACCCATTGATGTAATTAGCATGAGAACCATAACTGCGGTAATCATGTAATATTTCATGAAACGTGGAGCACGTTCCCAATTGGCTTTTAACCAACTGGCGCAGACTAACTTGCCTACTTCCAGTGCCGATCCCATTATGATAATCGGAATGGCGGCGGCAGAAAATATTGCGGTAAGACCTACTACTGAGTAATAGATCGCTACCGCGGATATTGTTAAGCCAGTTAGGAGTAGTAACCAAGCTAGTATCATCAGATGCCTTATTCTGCTGTTCCTGATTCGTCTGTTGTTACAAGTTCGGTGCCGTCGATTAGTGCAACTGTAACATCTGCTAAGACGTTAGAAGCAGTATCAGGAGCGGCAACTGTAATTGATAACATGTTGTCAGTGCCTGCTGTTCCATTGTATACACGAACGTTTGCTGTTGTAGCATCGCGAACACCACGGACAACTAATTCTTCTAAACCTAGTAGTGTTGTTGTAATTGCTACACTACCTGCGTTGTTGTAAGAACCAGACTCTGCATAAACTGCTGCTCTAATGCTGTTGGTTAAATCTTGTGGGCGTTCATATTTTACAGTAAATGCTAAACTTGTTGCTTGACTATCGCCAGTTGTTTGGCCGCCGACTTCAATGTCTAGAATCTGACAATCACCTACACCACTTAGTCTGTTTACAATGTTGCGGAAACGCATATTTCCGCGAGCACGGTCTTGACCTAGTGATAGTGTGGTTGGCTTTGCTGAAATTTGGTTAACACCGTTACCCACGTTGTCTGAGCTGGTTGGTGTAACTGCACCGCCTGTATTACCTGTTTCTGTTGGATAGCCAGACATGTCAATAACGACACGGTAAAAGCCTGGGCTTAATTGGTTTGTATCTTGTACGAATCCTGATGGCATTTTGATGCTCCTTAATATCTAATATTTATCGTTATTTTACTTGAAAACAATCAATGCCAACAAGCCGGCTTGGACAAAGAATCCAAAGCCAATGGTTACAATATTAAGCAAATCCTTCTGGATTGTTGCTTTAATAAAGAATAAAAACAGCCCTAACCAACTGAAAAGCACCATGTCAACTGGTGGCATTTTTTCAGTTAGTCCTGTAAGCACAGCAATCATAGTAGGAATGGTTGCCATGTGTAGCAACACTACGGCAACCCATCCTGCTGTTTCTGCTGAAATGTGAGGTGCATGTTCTTTGATGTTTGCAACCCAAAGATCAAGATTAAACAAATCTTGTGTAAATTTCTTTACAACTTCTACGTTCATGTCAGTCCTCACTTATAAAAAATATGTCTACCAACTTTGGCAATTGGTTTCTTACCCCATTTAGGGTTTACATAGTCAGCATGATAATACAATGCTTGTTTAACAGAGTCAAGTCTAAATCCCTCCAATAGGACTTTCTTTGCGACTTCCATAGACTCATAATAAACTGGGCCATTCATTGGTTTCTTTAGACTAGCACTATCACAGTACCAGCTGAATTGGCAAAGCACTTTTTCATACACTATGTTCTTTTGATAAACAACCTGGCAGATGTCACTAGGGAACTGTCCACTTTCTGCACGATTGATTGTAACTTGTGCAACTGCTACCTTACCTTCAAATGGTTCGTAGCCTGCTTCATGGTATATGTTACGAGCTAGACAGTCTAGTTGTTTCTGTCTCATACTTGCTGTAACGTTGCTCACTTCTATGCGAGCTGTCTTGAGGGTTTCCAGTTTATAATTAACTGCCTTATACCCTGCGAATGTCACCGCTAGCATAGCTAGGGCGAATACTATAAATTTTATGATGCGTATCATTTCGTTTCTCCTTTACGCTGGAACAGGCGTCGCTAGCGCCGTTAATAAAAAGTTTTGGCCGTTGGCATCTCCTTGCAAAAATGGTACCTTATTTTTTAGGTACAATATATAGTTATGCCTGTGTGTCTCTGATAAAAACATAAGTTTTTAAATTATCTACGCATTTTACTTATTTCTACCGCTTGTTCGTTGCTAAAAATGGGTACAGCGTTGCTTTTATGCATGGTTCCAATGCCTTTAATCATTGTACCAGTATAAACTTTATCTGGTGCTTTAAGGCACGGTGCCATATTTGTAGGATCCAAACTAGGAATCCTTGATCCTGTATCTCTAATAAACGGTTTGTTAACCACTGGACTTATAGTTGGAGCGGCCAGACCACGTTTACGTTTTTTATCTTCTGCTTCTATTGCCCATTTCTTTTGGAGCTCTTTCCATGATTCGTCCAATTCTCTAGCCTTTCTAGCATGTTCTGCTGAGCGAAATTTTTGTTTGCCTTTCTTTTTGCCAGTAGTTGACAACCACGGACCTTCCAAATGCATACTCATATTTTTCTCCAAAAGTAATGACTATTCCAGTATTATACTATAATACCAAAATTATGTCAAGTAGCTTTGATTTATACTCGAAATGATTCGCCGCATCCGCAGCGATCACGTTCGTTTGGATTGATAAAATCGAACCCTTCGTTCAGTCCGTTTCGAACCCAATCTATTGTTAGCCCGTTTAGGTATGGCAGGGCTTTGGCGTCAACAAGAACTACAAATTCGGGCTGGGCGTAGTTAGTTACACCCAGTTCCGCAATATACTCATCAACATATTCTATAGTGTATGCCAATCCACTACAGCCTGTGGTTTTAACTCCTACTCGAATACCTACACCTTTACCACGTTTTTCAAGTAGTTGTTTAATTTTTTTATTGGCTGTGTCGGTTACGGTAATCATTTACTGCCGCTTTGATAGCGTCTTCTGCCAATATGCTACAGTGAATCTTAACGGGCGGTAGAGCAAGTTCAGTTGCGATATCTGAGTTCTTGATAGTACCTGCCTCGTCAAGTGTCTTGCCCTTGAGCCATTCAGTGACAAGACTAGAACTGGCAATAGCACTACCGCAACCATAAGTCTTAAATTTAGCATCTTCAATTATGCCTTGATCGTTGACTTTAATCTGCAATTTCATGACATCGCCACAAGCAGGTGCGCCAACCATTCCGGTACCCACGCTAGGATCAGACTTATCAAAACTACCCACATTACGAGGGTTTTCATAATGATCGATTACTTTGTCGCTGTATGCCATACCAAATTCCCATTTTGGTATTTATTATTTGCCAGAAGCTTCCTTGCGAGCGTTTTTAACTGCTGTAACGTCGTTGCGAACTTCTTTACAAAGTTTGGCTAGTTCTTGTAAATGCTTGCGAACACGAGTTCCTGCTGCACCTACTTCTTTGTCGTAAAACTTTTCGAAATCGCCTTCCATTGCCTCTACTATTGCTGTGAATTCAGCGTGTCTATTTTGTGCCATATTAATTCTCCTTATGGTGAGCTATGTGCTCTACAAGTAATTTAGCAAAATAGAATGGTAATGTCAAAGGATTTGATTAAGGGCCAATTTTGCCTGCATCCACATCTGGACTACCAGTATTAATAGTAGCGCCTGATGCCATGATTGCTCCAACTACAGCTATCCGTTTATCTTCAACATAAACAGTAACAATACTAGATACCACTGTATCACCTTTTACTGTTTTTGATCCCTCTGTGGCCGCTACAAATGGAGCATCATTTAAGAAAACAGTTGTTTGAGGAGCAACTTTGAGCAGCTCTCTTGCATAATCTTTGGATATTCTAGCGACAGCTGGCATGATTATTGTGTATAAGGGAGAGGATAAGTTCCTGCACCAACCGCCGCACTCTTAGCATCGGCAGCAGTAGCAGGTAATATATTTTTTAGCAGACGATCTTTTATTTTTGCAAAATATTCTGCTATTGATTTATAAGTTTCTGTTCCTGTTATCCATCCTACAACAGTATTTGCTGCGTATGTTGTAGTTTGGACCACTGCTGTTTCGGCAACAACAGCTTGTCTCATAACATTGGCATCTTTAATTCCGTTTAAGATTTGTGTTGCCATTACTGGTTCTTGCACTACAACTCCTGCTTGTTTTTGAAGGCTAACATTAAAATTATTTGTTTTAATTTGATTAGTTGCTTTGGCCGCTAATACTATAGATTTAGTAGATATGTTTGGAGTTATTGAAGCCACTGCTATTGGAAGGTTATCTACTGCTGGAGGTATTTGTTTCCAATAATGATCAATTTCACGCAGGCCTTTATTGATTTCGTTTAGAGATGCTTGTATGCCTTCGAGTAAGAATATAATTTCTCCGTAGTATACTCCAATAAGGTATGCATGATCAGTACTTACTGTAACGGTTACAGGACTAAAAGGCGGAGTAGAACCGGCCGGGTATGGAGTATTTGTAGTACCCGGTTGAGGGTTAGCAATTGAAATATATTTTCCGCCGAGAGACATTTTAGCCTATGTTAGCAGTCGGGTCTGGCAACACACCAGCACCAGTGATGGCACTCTTTACATCGCCAGGTGTTGGAGGTAAAATAGTTCCAAGTAAAGTGTTCTTTGCCTTACTTAAGAAACTTTCTATACCACGATAAGTTTCTGTCGTTGCTATCCATGTTGCAAGAGCTGCGGCTTGTGTAGAAATATATGAAGTCACCGCACCTTCAGCAACAGCAATACTATTCATCTGCACGGAGTCTTTTACTGTTTCTGTAATCTGTTGAACAATTGGCGGTTCAACAGGAATTTTTTGTCCAGTTTCTTCTAAAGACGATTTAGTTGCTGCAACTTGGAAGTTGTTAGTTTTAATTTGATTACTGGCGGCGGCAGCTTGAATCACTGTCTGAGCCGCGGTTGCTGTAGCAATACTGGCAACGGCAATTTGTAGATCTTGTAATGATTTAGAACTTACGCTGGTATGATTTTTCATTTCACGTATTGCTTTATTAATCTCATTACAAGCAGCTTGGATACCTTTTAAGTTGGCGGTCATTGCCGTTGTTGATGCACCAATAGCTAATGCTACTGGATCTAGATCCACTGTTGTTGTACCTGGCCCTGTCATTGTAATTACTGTTGCCATATAAATCTCCTAACTTATAGGATATTTATGCTAGTTTAATACCGGTAGTACTTTCAATGAATTGATCAGCAAACCCTTTATCAGTTGCTTCACAGACTGTAACTGTAGTTTTAAGTAATTTGATTTCTTTATCGGGACTAACAGTGAAAAGGTATGGCATTAGTCCAGGTCCTTTTTGTCCCATACCAATAACCATTGGTTTGCTTAATTTGTAATACGTTGCTGTTTCTTCTGTAAGTTTTGCAACAAGTTCTTCGCCGCTTGTAAGTTTTAATGTAACTACTTCGCCTGCGGATACGCCTTTATCAATTAACATAGTTTTCCTTTATAGTGTTGTCCAAAATTCTTCTGGTTTTCCTGCAAGTCCTTGGAACCCGCCTGGAATTAAAATTCCGTCTTTGAAAATTTGAGGTACAGAACGAAGACCTTGATCGATTAAGAATTCTTTTTCTGATTCATTTTCCTCAATGTTTACGGAAATGTACATCTTGCCTTTGCTTTCTAACAAGGATTTAGCTTGGTCGCAAAATGGGCAGTTGTTTTTGGTATAAACTTTAATCATAGTATTTCCTTAAAATTACATTATAAACTTGGTAAAGCTTCATAGTCAATAGCATCTGACATAACACCAATAACATAATTGGTTGACTCACTTTCTTGTAAGGCTGTTTGTTTTTTGCTCGTATCACTATGTTTGTTAAACCAAGGAATTGGTGTTGACTTTGGCGATGGATTGTTATACTTAATGCCAATATCTTTTAATGCGCCAGCAGCAGTATAATCGACAAAGTCTTTTAGAATGTTGGCATTGAGACCGATAACTGGTCCTTTCTTAAACAAGTAATCAGCCCATTCTTTTTCTTCACGTATAACATCTATATACATTTGGTACACTTCAGTTTCGCATTCTGCTTTTACTTCAGCAAAACGAGTATCTTCCTTAACGACTTGATTAATAAGGAAAGCAGTCCACCCTTTGTGTAGCAATTCATCTTGTAGGATAAGGCTAATAATGTTACCGTTACCAATAAAGATTTTATTCTCTACCATTGCTAGACTTGTAGCAAACGATACCATAAAGCGGAATGCTTCTAATGCATAGCTGGCGTTAAGTGCCATCCAAATTGCTTTAATGTGTGTTTTTTCGTTTATCTTTTCACCTGCTTCTTTTCGACAGTTGATTTGATGTAGTGCTTCGTAGTAGTTACCTACGCTTGACGCCATGTCTACAATTTCTTTAGTGTCGTGAATAGTGTTGAACACTTCTTTAGGCACGTTGTAGATGTTGCGAATGATATGACTGTAACTACGACTATGAATATTAGTCTCAAAGAATGTCCAGTTATAGACTAGTGCTTCTAACTCAGGCAGGCTTACGACCGGAGTAAAGATTTGACTTGGGCCGCGACCTTGCAAACTGTCAAGAGCAGTTTGCCTAAGCAGGTTGCTAGTGAAGATATGTTTAACTGCATCTGATGCATCCTTAAAGTCTTGTGCGTCTTTTGTTAGACTAACTTCCTCAGGGACCCAAAAGAATCCCCTAGCTGTAGTTTCAAAGTCTGCAATCTTTTTATATTTTACTTCTTCAAACCGTTGAATAGTAACAGGACCTTCTGGGTCAAGAAACATTTTTCTTGCTAGGTAATCTGTCTTTGTGTTTAAGTTATATTGTGCTTGACTCATTTTGTTTCCAATTCAATTTTTCCGTCTACTACTTTAACTCCTGTAACTTGTTTACCATTAACATACACAGGAGTTTCATTCCAATCTTTTTTGATTGTTGCGGCATTTGGTTTGTAGGCAACTTGTTGCCAGGCCTTAAATATTTCCTGGTATAAATCGTAAGCGTCCATTATAATTTACATGCCTCGCAGTCTTCTTCTAATAGTTCTACTTCAACATGATGCCCATTCATTCCAGCTGTGTGATGTCCATTTACTTCTTGTGCAACTTCAACAGCCTTACTTCCTGCTTTATTAATCAAACTATAATAGAATGTTTTGATTCCCCACAGGTGTGCCTGCATTAAGTTTTTAGCAATTAGTGTAGTTGGAACTTTGCGTTCTGGAAAATGTGCTGGATTGTAGAATGTGTTTGTGCTGATACTCTGATCCACATAAGCCGCTAGTACTGCTGCTGTTTTTAAGTAATTGGCACAGTCTTTCTGTTCCCACATCATTTGATATTTGTTTTTGAGTTTATGATACTCAGGGACAACTTGTGTAAAGGAACCTGCTTTGCTTTCCTTAGTTGAAATAAGCGACATAGGCATTTCAATGCCATTAGTGCTATTAATAACAACACTGGAACTTTCCACAGGGGCAATTGCCATAAGAGTTGCATTGCGTACTCCATATTGTTTCATGTTTGTGCGAAGTGTTTCCCAGTCAAGCTCAGGTGTAAAGTCAGCAAGTTCGTTTACTCCTTTAGCTCTTAGTTCCCAAGGAAATACTCCTTTTCCGTATCGAGTCTTGTTGCTGTGTAGACAAGCACCACGCTCTTTGGCTAACTCAACTGTAGCTTCGGTTAGATAATATGCTTGATGTTCCATCCAACTTTTTACATCTTGTAGTGCGTCTTTATCGCCGTACTTGAGTCCACGCTTGGCATGCCAATATGCTAGATTAGTAACGCCAATTCCTAGTGGTTGGATTTCTTTATTGCTGAGTTCTGATTGAATACTGAGGAAGTCTTGATAATCCAATATATTACACAAACTGCGTTGAAGAATACGGCAAGCCCTACGCATATCCTCAGGATTGCGGAATGCTCCCCAGTTGATACTACCAAGTGTGCATAGAGCAATGCGACCGTCAGCATCATCCAGGCGCTTAAAAGGCTTAGTTGGTAAAAGTATTTCACAGCATAGGTTACTCTGGTAAATTGTATGATACTCAGGATCAAACGGTCCTTGGTTCATAACGTTGTCGACGAACACAAGATAAATGCGTCCGGTGTCAGTACGCTCTTTAAGAATACCACCCTTGAATACTTCCTCCGCGGCCATAGTCTTTTTGCGTAGACCTTTCTGACGTTCGTATTTAACATAAAGCTCTTCAAACTTTTCTGTGTTACTGTAGAAAGCTTCGTACAAGTCAGGTACTTCATTAGGATCAAAGAAAGTAATATCTTCTTTGTTTTTAAAACGACGCCAGAAGAAAGCTGATAAGACCACTCCATAGTCCATGTGTCTAACGCGAGTTTCTTCAGTTCCTTGATTATTCTTAAGGACAATAAGGTCGTCAAACTGATGATGCCAAATAGGATAAAAAACTGTAGCAGATGCGTTTCTAATACCACCTTGTGAACAACTCCTCAAGTCACCAAACCATTTCTTTAAAAATGGTATCATACCAGTATGCATGATTTCGCCACCGCGAATTGGGGAGCCCAATGGGCGTAGTCGACCGATTTCCAATCCAATCCCCGCACGTTTACTGGCATACTTTGCCATCATCTCCCCACTAGCAAATATGCTATCCAAATCATCGTCACTGCGGATAAGAACACAACTAGAAAACTGTTTAGTAGGAGTCCCAAGCCCTGCCAAGACAGGAGTAGCAAGAGTAAACAAACCATCTGAAGCCGCGTTGTAGTACTCTTTGATGTAACGCATACGGGCTGTGTTAGGTTCTTCTTTATGGAAGACAGTCGCGGCTGCAACCATATAACGAATTTGGGGAGTTTCATAGATTTCCTTTGTAGCTCGGTTACGCACGAGATACTTTTCTATTAACTGTTCGATAGCTGCGTAACTGTATTGCTCGTCCTTTTCATGGTCAAGCATATCGTTCATTTTGTTCCAGTCTTCTTCAGTATACCAATCTAGAAGTTCTGGTGTATACAAACCAACTTCAATATTCTTTTTGACTATTTCATAAATGTGTGGAACTTGATAGTCACCGTATACGTCTTTACGCAACATCGATAAACGTTGTTTACCTGCTACAAATTGATAATTGGTATGTCCAATATCAGGATTGTGTTCTACATCAATCAAATCTACAATAGCACGTAGAGTTATATCGTCGATTTCTTGTGTAGTGATGCCATCATAAAAATGAGGCTGACTTTTGATTTCTATCATCGACTGACTTACATCAGCGATTCCACTACAAACTTTTGCTACTTGTGCTTGCCATTTTTCTACTGCTAATGGTTCGCGTTTTCCGGATCTTTTAATTACTGTAATATTGTTCATCTCTGTCTTCGCTCGGTTAATTGAATGGGTCGATTATTGTTTTAGGAAGTATTTAGTGACTCTGGTCAAAAGTCAAAAACATTACGGTAACCAACGCTGTAGCGTTGATTTAATAGGAATTTGAAATTATTTTTTAGAGTCACAGACCTTATCATACCAGCGCATTAAATTATATACGCATTTATTTTAAAGATCAAGCATCTTTGGCTTTAATTGTAACCAAATTAATGACTAGCTGTAAACGAGTATGATAGTTCGCTTAGTGTTTCACCAACTAGTGCCTGTTTGTATCTCAAAGCAATACTGGACGGAACATCACTCAAACCAGACAGAGCTTCACCATATTGATTTAATATTATCACCGAGAACTCCAATTTCAAAGCGTCATCTTGTGATAAACCAACTATGCTAAAATCATCTGATAATTGAGCTTGTGTTGAATGTAGTGTTGCACTCTTATCAACATCAACTGTAAATGAAAGGGTACCAGTTCTGGTAAAATCATTTGCAGTACTCTTATATTTGTATCGAACATCGTAACTAACTGACTTAGAAGGTGTGCCGTTTATAGTCGATGGCACTGGGAAAACAGCAACCAGTGACCAACTAGGCATGTATCCAACAAGTGCTTTCTTAGTTCCATATGAAGAATAAGAAACTTCACCTGTAATTTCTGGGATATAAGGCACCATTGTTAAGGATCCTACACTAGTAGGAGTAACTGTTGGTTTGTATGATCCAAAGAATCCTGTTAACCCAGCACTTGTGCTAAGTGGTCTAGCTGAAACTCCAACGTCAAACGCATCTAGATAGTTGTTTACAATTTTAAAATGTGATGTATCTACTATTTCTTTGATATAGTATGTTGTGCCAGCTACTACTCCGCCAGATGTTCCATTGAATGTAATTGCAGCACCAACTATCATTTGTGCTGTTGTTGTAGATGTTTCAAATGCATTTGATACTGTGCTCGAACCAACAATGTCAATAGTAGTTAAGTCGCCTGGATTATAAATGTTGCTAATTACTATGCTATTAAAATTAGTAAATGAAGTAACGTACTGTGTAACAACAGAAATAGTAGTTGCACTATCGTAATCTTCTTTTAGTGTGCCTTGAATGTTGGTTACATTTTGTTTTACAAGACTTCCTTTTGTTGCTGTGATTGGTTGATTTAATTCCAAATCGACAGTAAATGCCTTTGAAATTAAAAAGTCTTGTCTATCTGATTGATCATTAACACTTGAGTTTCCAACTGAATCAAAGTATATCTGAGGGTACTCTGGGAAATAAACTCCAGCACCATTGTTGCCAACGTTTGTAAATTTACAATCTCTTGTTGAATTGCCTGAACCTCTTTCAACAACAAACCCTTGGCGCTTTATATCCTCAAACTTACAGGCAATTAATGAAGTTTCTCTTGGGCCGTATTGTTCACCCACTGTAGTTCCGTCAGCTGCTTCTCCTAAGTACACACCGTGTCTTAGATCAAAAAAGCGACAGTCTTCAAAGGTATTGTTTAAAATATCTTGTTTGGCCCATACACCATAACTAAATCCCGAAACAACTACATTTCTAAAAATATTATTTGCACATGTAACAATTGATGATACAGCGTTTAAAGAGATTCCTTTGCTGTCTGGATCGTATGTATTACCCCAACTTCCGGCAACTATAATATTTTCAAATGTGCTATCTCTTACAGCATCAAGTTTTAAACCGGTATGATCAGTTGCAGTACATACAAAAGAAATTCCTCTTATAGCAATACTTCGTGGTTGTGTATTTCCAAGAGTATTGCCAATTGCGCTTGGGTTTCCTATTGTTGAGTCGTCATTAATAAATTGAACAGCAGACCCTGCAATACCTTCGTAACGAATAATTGTTTTATTACGGCCAGCACCTATAAGAGTAGCGTAACTTGGAATGTATAGTGTTTGTGTTGTTTTGTAAATACCAGGTGCTAGTTCTAAAATAACTCTTGCTCTTGTACCATCGGCTGTGTCGCTAGAAGCAGCTGTTGTTGGGTTTAGGAACAACTGATCAATAGCACGTTGTAGTGCTTCTGTGTCATCTGTTGTGCCATCTGCAACTGCACCAAAGTCTGCTACTGTAACTCGATCATCTAAACGATCTTGTGTTTGTCTTGATATTGGATCGTTACTGGTAGGTCCTGTTTGAATAGCAGGATCGTTTGATTTGTAAATATGTTGTATTAGATTTAATAAGTTACCTTGAACAGTTAAATCTCTTTCTGTAAGGATCTTAGTATTTCCTACGGCAGGACTACCTTCTGCGACAGATCCATTTCCAATGTATAATTCTTGGGTATCAAGCGACCACGCAAGTTCACCTGATGCTAACTGTGGTAAACCTGTACCGCTTAATGATTTTCCTCGACGTATTTGAATACGGCTGATTTGCACAACTGCCATAATAATATCCTCTATATAGGATATTTATCAGTTCTGTTTATAGTACTGCTCCACCCTATCCCACCAGCGTTTTTCCCAGTAGTCAAATTCTTCTGCCCTTAATATAAACTCCTGATATTTAGGCTCTTCTGTCATAATTAACTGCTCATTTAATTTAGGGCTTACGCACATTAGCACAACACCTTTACGTATGTTTGTACCATGTACTTCATTGTGTGCTAGAGCATAAGCAGTTAATTGTAAGTAGTAATCCTCAATCCACTCTTGTTTTTTAGGTTTATTAGTTTGTTTGTAATCTAGGATTGATTCTTCATTTAAGTGTAAACCGCAACCATCAGTAGTTCCCGCATATAATCTGGGAAAGTATAACGGAACTTCTACACCCCATACTTCATTAACGTTAACTAATCCTTCGCTAATGATGTGTTTGGCCATTGCGTGGCTTTGTTTGCTATAAGGATTAGAACCTGGGTCATTAAGTACACCGTGTGTAATGTAATCTTCTAGAAACTTGTGCATTCTAGTGCCGCGGCCTGCAGCTTCTGTTACAATTTCTTGTGCTTTCTTTTCACCAACACTTTTTTTCCAACGCATTAGTGCATCGATTTTTTCTTGTGGTTTAGTCTTATCTAGAATTGTTGTAACTGATGGAACTTTGCTTCCATCTGGAGTAGCGTAAAGTCTTTTGCCCTCTACGCTTTCTCTGCTGATTGGTGTGTAATTAAATTTTTGAGTTAAGAGAGTCATGGTGCAAGTATATAGTCACTTGCACTATTTGTCAAGATTTATTTGCCTAATTTAGTTGCTCGTTTAGCCATTTGACTTACTACACCAGAATCTTCTTTACCGCCAACTTCTGGTTTTTCTGTCTTATCTTGTGTTTTGACAGTAACTCCGTTGCCGTCAAATTTGAAAACTAAGTTATGTAAAACTTGTTGTTCTGGAGCAAGTCCTTCTTCCTCTTCCCAACGAGCTGCAAACGCTTCATAAGAAATTGGGATGCCCATCTTTTGAAGGGCACCCCAAGTTAGTGGTGCATGTGTATTTAAATTGTCGCCTGCGCTTTGAGTTGTGAATAGAGTCCTAACTAAAGGATCTATTGTTTCATTTACTTTTTTTTTGAGTTAAGTAATAGAGCTAGGCGTCGACTGTAGTCAACGCTTTCACGTTTTTCTCTGCCTACTTCTGGTGCTGGAGGAGTTGGTAACTCTTCTGCTCCCATTTCGCCTTCTCCGCCTGGCATTGGAGGAACTGCTCCTGCTTCAGCGCCTGGCATAGCTGTTGCGCCTGTTGGTGCGCCCATAGTAGATACTTCGCCGCCTGATACGATCGATAGTGCGTTTGACAAGCCTTGACGTGATGTTTCTAGAGCTGTATAAATTGCTTCTAGTGCAGGTTTAACTGCTTCTTGATATGATTGGGCAACGTCGCTGCCTTGTGTTTCTCTTATAGAGTCTAATAATTCTAATAGCTGCTCTGCTTTCATTGCCGCTACATCTTCTAGCCAACCAGTGATACGGTCAACCATGTCCTTAGTGGCCATAATAGTTTCAGCTTTATCTTCTTCGCCTTCTAGTAAAATCCAGCTGGCTTGTGATTCGTTTAAGTCATAGCGTAATGCTAGTTCTGCCTTTAGTTCTTCGCGGTCTACACCTTCGCCTAAATTAATCTGTGCAATGGTCTTATTGATCCAAGTTTCTGGAACCGATAGTTCTTTTGCACGAGCACGTACAGTATTAACAATGTAACCTTCGTCTGTCTTTTTTTCTTTCTTGCCCATAGCTTTTTTAATAGCCTTATCTTTGGAACCCATGTACTCGTCTTTTCCAGATTCTACTTCACCGTCACCGTCGTAGTCTTTATCAGCTTTGTCTTCACGCTCCATGATTTCTTGATTAATGCAGTCAAGCATCAAGCGTGTTTTTTGATACTGTGGGCTTTCAAGCACAGAATCAAAAGCTTCTGAAAGCTCCATTTGACTTAGTCTTGTGCGAAGTTTATTACGTGCATCTTCAAGTTGCACATCTGTAAACTGTTCGAAGTTGATTTTGTAACCAAACTTCTTAGCTAAGTTCTCGTTGAGTACTTTAGCTGTAATAGGTTTTTGAAATTCTCTAATTTGCATGATTCTGTCCTAGAATTCTTATACGTGTATTTATACAAAACTCCACTTAAACATCTTGGATATTTCTTCCTTGTAGTGAGTTTCTTTGAGTTCGCTTTCTTCTAACTTATTTAACAAAATTAAGTACCTGCTGAAATCTTTAGTCAACTTAATATTGCGCTTGTAGACTTGTGTATCGCTGTGATTAGCCCAGTAACAGTTGTCCAGACGTTTGATTTCATGAAACTTGTCTAGCTGCACATTGTTGTAGGCTTTTGCAGCCATTAGGGCACAAGTTTTTAAGAAATACTGATCAATTAAACTGCGGTCTTGGTAGTTGTAAACTGCCCAGTTGCCGTCTTTTTTCTGTTTAACTAAAAACTTCTTGTAGACTATTCCGCCATCCGGTAGTATAGTCAACGGTAACTTTTGTTCTAGCTCAGTACTAAGTTCCTTAGCTAGTTCTTTGATGCGTATTGTTGGTATTTTACGTTTTGATTTTTTCATTAGCTACCACTGTAGGATCTGTCATTCCTATCTTAGTTACCAGACTTTTACGTATCATGGCTTCGATCTTGAATTGCTCATGTTCGCTCAGTGTACTAAGTTTAACAGGCTTAGTTAATTTTTTAAGAATCTCAGCTTCTTCCAGAGTTGTCCAAATTTCAAAATCGTCGATAAGGGCATGTTTACTCTTAGGACTGTGAGCTTCTTCAAATCCTACTAGTAGTTCGCTAATTTTCATTTTAAGCCTGCAATAGTAAGCATTTTGTCTAGCAGTTTATTGTCAGCGGATTCTTCAAACCCTGTGTATTTCATAATGCCCTGGCTAACTGCACCGCCCATTTTTTGTTTGAATTCTGGACTAAGTCCTGGACCATTGACGCCGTTTATTTTTAAAACAGTTTGAGGATCCATTTTGGCTTCCCATTCTTTAGGAGGAAGTACTGCAATAGGACTACCGTCTGGATTTTTAGGAACCCACCCATCCTTTGTTGCAGCTTGGATACGTGCTTTAATCTGTGCTTGTTCCCAAGGCTGAGTTGCTTTTGGTAATAGAGCTTGTAATTGTGCTGTATAATGTTTAATAAGGCCAGCTTCGTCTGGTTCTTCTTCGATTGTTTTTTCAGCATCAACTTCCATGCCAGGTTGAATCTTTGGAACCTGCATAGTTAATTTGTTATTGTCGCCCGGTTGTAGTGCTGTAGCTTGAACAGTAGTTGTATCACCGCTAGGCTTTTGTATGTCAACAGTACCATCGGGCTTTACCTGTTGTACTTTGCCTACCATTTGTCCTGGCATTTCTTCTGCTATTGGCTCTGGTGCCTTAGGAGCTTTTGGCTTGTGTGGCTCAATATATGGTTTGGGTTTTGATGCATACTTCTTAGCTCTAAAGCCTTTTTTGTGTTCACCAACTACTTGTTTAACTTTCATTTTGTTCTCCGATGCTAAGACTAGCACTTTCTAATTTATCTATGTATTTACGCAATTTATCAATTTGTCCGCGAGCCCTGAGCAACTTGAAAGCCAAGTTCTCTACGCTGTATTCTCCGTTAGCTTCAAGTCCAGCTTGGCGCAGTTTACGTATGCTAGCCATAGTTTGTTTGGCAGTTTTTAAATCTTTAGATTTTAGGGCTTGGTTAATTTGTCCTGCATAGTTGCGAGCTTTGCTTTTTACTTCTTTGTGTGTTGCTTTGGGAGCATCGCCTGTTGGTTCGCTGATCCATTTGTCATTAAGCACAGAATAGATACCTGCACTATGATGTTTTTGTTTGGCATCTTGCACATAGAGTTCTACATCTATGTCTTTGATTGTAATATCATATTTGGAATTATAGACATTCTTCTTAGCATCGTAGAGTTCAGCCTTTTCTGGACTGTCTACAACTGCTACTAAATGTAGATCTAAATCACTACTGTCGCTGTACCCGTAGCTGGCATTACTTCCACTTATGGTTATGTCTTTGAGGTTGAGTTTTTCTACATTCAAGTACTCGGCAAAATGCTTGGCAATAACCATTAGTCGATGTCGTACTTCTGGTATGAGTTTGTTGTTTTCCCACAGTTTGGGATTCAACTGTTTGTTATGATGTATTGGATCAACAGATAGTTCTTGGAAGTTCATTCTGTATTTAACAGAATTACAGTCCTAAGAATTTTAGTATGGTGCCTAGATTAGGATGTCCTACCCAACCAGCTCCAGCTATAAACGCCAACCCAGCCATAGCATAGAGCATGAACTTGTGTTTAGTTTTTTCCAAATCTGCTAGTTTTGCGGCTAAGGTATTGTGTTGCGCTGTTTGCTCTGCATTGAGTTTATCCATGTGAGCGTAAAATTGATCTCTATTGCTTTCGTAACTGGCACTCATGAGTTTAAGTTCGTCCATGATACCATCTCTAGTTCGATCTAAACAGTCGTGCATTTCTTTGACGTCTGCTTTTAAATCGCCTAATTTTTCGTCGATGTTTTCGACTTTTGTTTCTAATATGCCTACACGTTCTGGTAGAGCAGCAAGTTGTGCGACTGCTTCTTTTGTTGCCATTTAGGCTCCTCGATTAATGTGTCCAAACACGTTGTTTGGTGTAGTATTAATAGCCTAAAAAGTCGTTGATTTGTATGAGCCTTCTGTAGTATATTTATTATCTTTTTTGAAAAATAATATTTCGAGCAAGACCTTCTGTAACAAATACATCAAAGTTTTGCTCCATACTTTCATCTAGTCCACTAATATATGGAACTGCATCAAAGTCTTCTAGAAGATAACCAATAGGATCTCCGTCTTTCTCAAAGAAATGTTCACGCTCTGTGTAAAAATCAAATTCCCAAACGTGTATGGTATTGATAGTATTAAATCCCACTAGTACTCCGCTAATTTCTTTCATAATAGGAGATTGTTTAAAACTTATGTTTGCTCGAATACCTAGTGTTTGAAGTACAGTTTGAAAATTCTGTTCTTTCCACCTATCTGCTTCGCGGCCAGGCTCAGATCTATACTGTCCTGTATTGGTTATATCGACTGTTGTGTAGAGCTTGTATTCCATGCTGTTATTTAACAGTCGTAAAAAAGCCTACTATAAAAGTAGGCTTAGTCTTCCCATCCCTAGGAAATTAACTATTATAGATAGTTGTCTTGGAAAATTGCTTCAACAGTGATTGTTAAACCGCTGATACCGCAGTCTAAGTCAGCAACTGTTGTGTCGCCTGTACCTTGAGCAAGGATGTAAACTGTATCTGTTGTACCGCTTACAAATGCGCCACCGTTTGCTAGGCCAAAACCTGCTACTGTGAATGCACTGTCGCCAGAACCATTTGAACCATGTGGTGTTGTTAGATAGTCTACAACTTGTTGTAGGTTAGCGTGTGTTAAGTCTGTACCTGCTAGTTTTAAAACTAGTGTACGGCCATTAGTACCGTTAGCACGAACAAATTTCTTATAGTTTGTTGCTACTGTTGTGTTTGTTAAGTCACCCATAATATTTCTCCTCTATATGGTATACTCACTACTCTGTGAGCTTGTATTGTATTTAGTATTGGTACGAAAAATTGGGCTTATATGCCTATTTTTTGGTAGATGTTTTTGAACCAATCTATGCTGTTTTCTTGTACAGCAACGCGGCCTTTTTCAACCCAGTTCTTGTCTTGTTGTACATGAGCCAGTAATGCCTGTGCTTCGTCGCTTGGTAAACTCTTCATAATAGCTTCTACACTACCTAAGTTATTACCATCTGCATTAGGGCCTAATAGTACCTTAGCAATATCGTCCCAATCGTCTGCGACTAGTTCGCCCTTTTTGTTTTCAGGTGTGCGAGCATATAGTCCTTCCCATGCGCTATAAACATAGCCTTTTTGTTTAGCCAGACTTGCAATCATAAGTTGTTTGCTAACACCCTTGTAAGGACTGCCGCGTGGAATTCTATGTTGATGGTAACGCTGAACTTTACCTACTTTACGAATACATTCTAAGTCAACTTGATGTGCGTTAGGTCCATAGGGTAAACGTACAAACACATTAACACCTGCTTGACTTGTTTGTAGTCCTAAACTCTGAATTGCATCTGATAGTGCTCGTCGAGCGGCTTTTTCAATACTGTCTTTCTTATCGGCCGAGTTTACTTGTACATTTAACTTTTCTATAATGTCATCAAGATCAACCATGTTGTCTAAATCACTGGCTAGTTCTTCTGGATCTCTGTCTGGATCGCTTGTTGAGCCAACACCTACAGCTTCAAGTCCTAGTTTAGATAGGTACTTGTTCATTTTAGCTCTTAATTCGTCGGCATGTTTCTTTTGAAAAGGAACTGTGTCCGGAAATATCTTACTGCCTTTTTCAGCCATTATCTTTGTTTTCCTGAATGCGCTTCATGCCGCGTTTGAATTTAGCTGCATCGCCGGATTTAATGCTATTGATAAAACGGCGTTCTAGCTCTGCGGCTGTTTCTATGTCGTAGTTTTCCTTGATCAAAGTTAGTAGATTGATTGCGCTTTGAATTAGGTTAGAGCCCCTACTTTCTATAACTAAATCAGTATCACGACTTATCCCTAAGTCCGAAAGCTCTTGCAACAGTGATCTTGTGCTTTTTCGCATTTTATTATTCTTCCTACGTGTATTTATTGTATATTACAATAATATTTTGAAATAATCAAGTCCAAAGAAATTTGTGCTACCGCACAACAAGAGCTAAATACTCAGTAGAAACCATGAGTAACTACACACACATACGGAGATTTACACAATGAAGACACTATCAGCAAAGATGCTATCGCTATTAGAGCGACTAGCCGAAATGTTTCCTAAGCAACATTATCAAACACGCTTAGAAGCTTACATTAACAGCAAACATCCAACTAACGCCGCAGAAGTAGAATATTGGCAACGTGAGTATGATGCTCAGCACTGGGGTAAAGGACTATGAAAAGAATATTAAAAGACATTTGGTTCGTATTAGTTTCTTTAGGAACGGCTCGTCATGCAGCATTTTTGGCACGCCAAGGAAAATATGATGAAGCTAAAAACCTTTACAGACTTTGAAGCAAAATACGGTGAACGAGTAGCCGCTTGGTTAATTGTTGCGATGGTTGTTTATTTGATCATAGCTCAATAAATATTAGCATGAATTTAGTTTACATTCACGGTGCTAGTGCTACCAGTGAAAGTTTTAACTATATCAGAAGCAAGTTAGGCAACGGAATCGATATCGATTACGACAGTCGAAACGGGTTTGAAAACAACCTAAACGACATGCTCGACAAGTTATCTGGAGTTAAAGACATCGCTTTTGTAGCACACAGTTTGGGTGGCATCTATAGTTTACATATTGCTAACACTTTACCCAAACAGGTGTTAGGGGCAGTTACACTAAGCACACCCTACGGTGGTGCTGAAGTAGCCGACTATGCAAAATACTTTTTACCTTTCAGCAGACTGATGCGTGATATTGGTCCAAACAGTTGGGCTTTTAAACAAGCAAGTAATATAAAAATCCAACATCCTTGGACCAATGTTGTAACTGTTAAAGGGCAAAGTCCATTTATGCTGGCCCATAATGACGGTGTTGTCACTATAGCTAGTCAAAAGCATCACGAAGACATGGAGTTAGTAGAAGTGGACTATAACCACTATGAAGTTGTATTGGCGGAACCTGTAGTTAAGATTATTAAAGAACGAATAAAAAAGTTCAAGAAATAGTTGATTTTTATCTAAAAGAGATATATAATACTTGTAAGCAATAGGTGCTTACATAAACATACACACACAAGGAGAATAATATGTTTACATCATTTGAAACAATCGTCGACACCGTTCAAGGTGCTCAAAAATCTTTCGTAGAAACCTACGTTACAGATAAGAAAATTCAAGCAGAATTAGTTAAACTAACTGAAGCACACGCCAAGTTTGTTAAAGGTTCTTACCAAACTAGTTTGAGTCTTGCTCAACTAGTTTTTAAAGGCGCAACTGATACTGTATACGCAAAGAAAGGTGCTTAATCATGTCTGAACTAACACCAAAAGTACCAGAAGTTAAATTTAATAAAAACGGCTACGAGATCCGTGCTGACATTCTTGCTCTTGCGAAAGATCAAGTTGTTGGTGAATTCAACGCTAAGTTTGCTGGTTGGCAAATTAGCTCAGCCAAAGATGAAAAGACAGGCCAAGTAGTAACTTCAGTTGCCATGCCTGACTATCCAGGCGTTGATAAGATTCTTGAAGCTGCAGAAAAGATGTATGCATTTGTTAACGCAGGCGTTAAGAAGTAATCAAGCATAGCTTTGAGTAGGCTGATACTATAAAAGCAAAAAGGACCTTCGGGTCCTTTTTTTATGCTTGTCTATGTATGAACTTTTGTTTTATCTTTTTTGGTTCAAAATATTCATTCACTACATCAATAGCATCGTTAGGATTAAAGTCTTTACAACTAAAAATATCAATATAAGCTGAACTTTCTGGAGCATCATTTAAATGCATAGTAATTGAACTTGTTTCGATTAGTTGGATACAACTGTAGCCTTGTAAGTGCGGATCACCTTCTTTAAGAAACTTAATAATTGGTTCACCAACAGCTTTCATCTTGATACGTTTTACCAAAGCCTTAATCATTTTTTGTATCTGAGACTTGTCGCTGATGTTTTCATTCACACCAGAGCAATCTAAAATTAAATGATAGCCCCAATATGTAGTTTTGGCTTCAGTTAATAAGTCTGTTACTTTCATGCTATTGATTCGTTGTCAAACAAGTTAGGATATTTCTTACCGTAATTACGCATAATGACTGCGGCTTCGGCATTGGCTTCGTTCTCTTGCGGACTACCAGTTGCGCCAGGATCTTCTCCATCTAGCTCGTGATTTAGATCTTGTTTGTAGTGGACAAGTTCATGTGCCAATGTACGACACACATCCATGATATGACGATTGACTACTGTAATTCTAATATGCTCACTACCGTAGCCGCCAAAGCTGTGATGTTCTACACTAGTTTTAGTATCAAATTTAAAATCAAACTTGGGCAGTGACTTTAGTTCTAGATGCTCTGCAGCAAACTTAATGAAGTCAAGTAGGACCGTGTAAGTTGTCTTACGATCCATTCCTTCTACTAGTAGCTCTTTGACTTTCATCCTATGTTCCTATTAATACCTCTACTTTGAACTCCGCCTTTCTTACGCTTTGCGGCTAATTCGGCAATGCCGTGACGTATTTGTTCTAAGTTTTGTTCTAGACCCATA